ACATATTATGGCTATGTCAGGAAAATCTATACAAGCTTTTCCTGGCCAAGACCATAAAGCTCACATAGATGCGCATTTACATTTCATGGGATTAAATATGGTGCAAAATAATCCACCAGTTTTAGCAATTTTACAAAAAAATATCTTAGAACACATAAGTTTAATGGCACAAGAGCAAGTACAATTAGAATTTATAGAAGAATTACAAGAGTTACAGATGATTCAACAACAAATGCAAGCTGCGGGAGCTCAAAATCCTGCAATGATGGCTGGAATGATGCAAAATCCTATGATGATGCAACAACAAAAACGTGTTGTTGAGATAACAAATGCTATTGAGTCTAGAAAAGCTATCTTAGTTGCAGAAATGACTAAAGATTATGTTGCAGAAGAAGAAAAAATTAGTGGTGAATTTGGTGGAGACCCACTTGTTAAGCTAAAAGCTAGAGAAATTGACTTAAAAGCAAGAGATAATGCTAGAAAAGAGCAAGAAGGACAAGAAAGATTAGACCTTGATAAGATGAGAGCAATGATGAACCAAGAAAATCAAGAAGCTAAGCTTCAACAGAACGAAGAACTAGCTGGTTTACGTGCTGGTGTGTCTTTAGCAAAACAACAAATGTCTGATGCAAGCAAAATTCACGATTTCGGTAGAAACTTTCCGAAGAAAAAGGTATAAACTATAACTTAAGGAGTTAATTATGGTTAAAGATAGAAAAAACGGTCGAGACAACGTAAAAGTTGTTCCTGAACTTGGTGCTAACGCAAAAGGCGAGCAACAAGGTGGCATTCCAGTCGAAATGACAGACCCAATGACATCACAAGTAGTAGATGTTAGAGGCACAAAAAGAATGAGACCAGATAAAAAACCTGTAAAAGCAACTTGGTACTAAATCATGTGGTTATCGGCAATTAAATTAGCCGTCTCTGCAGGAAGTAAGATTTATGCTAACAAGCAG